CAGAACATGAGATAAAATATTATTAAATTGCTGTATGATGTATAATTTGTCTATTTCTTTAATTTGGTGCTGAGGGATAGGAGTTGTGTTATCTTTATTAAGAAAATTTTCCATATTACACCAATCGGCAGGGGTCCTTATTTTGTATAAAAGGATACTTTTTAATAGATGCTCAAATTCTGGTTGTATAATTATAAAATTCAAAATATCAGATAGGGAAATTCCATTGTATTTATCTATTATTAATGGAAGTTGCTTTAATTTTTGAATTGCTTCATCTGAAAGATTTAATTGGTCGCATATAGTTCTGTTTTCTGATGATTTAGAATTAGTAATTCCTATTAGGTAATCTGTTGTTACATTAAAATAATTTGCAATTCGTATTAGTGTTTCATAACTCGGTTGTTGATCGCCACGTTCGTATTTGCTTAGAGAGGAATAGGATATATTCAAGTCATTAGCAACATCACGTAATGATTTGTGCATTTCAGTGCGCAATTCTTTTATTCTAATCATATATGTGTACCTCCTAGAAACATAATAACATAAATTGGATAAATTGTAAAAATATATATTGACAAAGCATTGATTGGAAAATATAATAATAAATGTGTTCTGATAGTAAACACGAAAGGAGATGAGTAGAAGTGAAAAGAGTAATAATTGAACTCGATGAAGAGTTTCACAAGCAGTTAAAAATCTTTTGTTTCACGAATGATATTACGCTGAAAGATTATATTACTGGTTGCGTAAAAAGGGATTTGGAAGTAAAAAAAGAGCAAACACGATAACTTTGGCGAGTGCGTGTTTACTCTCGTAACTGGAAATAAGTGCAAGCACTATTTCTATGTGCATTGTAGCTTATTTCCGTGGAAAAGTCAATTTTTGAAGAAAGGAAATGAATTACAGTGAATGAATTAATGGAACAGGTAAACAAGACACCTATTGAGATTGCGCTTGGCATCGATGAAGAGGGAATGACTACGGCAAGAAAGCTGTATGCGTTCTTGGAGTTAGACAGCCGCAACTATTCAAGATGGTGCAAAAGCAACATCAGTGAAAACGAATTTGCCGATGAAAACGTTGATTATTGGGCATTCGTCATTAATGAAGAATGGGGTGGGCAGGCTACAACTGATTACAAACTGACAGCCCATTTCGCAAAGAAACTTTCTATGAAGGGGAACGGCGAGAAAGCAGAAGAAGCGCGTGAGTACTTTACACATTTGGAGGAACGTGTGAAACAGAAAGCCATTGACTTTTCACAGCTTTCGCCAGAACTCCAAATGTTCAGCAGAATATTTCAATCGGTTGCAGAGCAGCAGTTAGAACAGAAGCGACAGGCAGAAAAAGTGGAACAGCTCGATAAAAAGGTCGACTCCATTAAGGATGTAATCGCACTGAATCCGAATAGTTGGAGAACGGACAGCGCAAAGATTATCAATAAAATTGCTTTGCAGATGGGAGGATATGAGCACATAAAGGCTATTCGAGAAGAAAGTTATAAACTTTTGGAAGAACGCATGGGAGTGGCATTGAGCATACGGCTTAGCAATAAGAAGAAAACACAAGCATTGAACGGCGTAAGCAAGTCCAAGATAGACAAACTTAATCAGTTAGATGTAATCGCCGACGACAAAAAGCTCATTCAAGGTTATGTATCCGTTATTAAGGATATGGCAATCAAGTATGGGGTTACGGAGGTGGCTGCATATGTATAATTTCTATGTGATTGAGGGCAAAAAACTCATTAACTATAAACCTGGTTACGAGCAGTACACAAGGGCATTTACTCGGGTGGAAGAGGAACTGGAACAAAAAGCAGAGGGAATTTCATTAGAACAGTTAAAAAGATTATTCCCGGAGTTATTTGTTCGGAGCCTGTATTTATTCATAAAATATGTACCGGTGGCTTACGAAAAAGTTGAAAAAAGTAATCTTGAAGAGGAAATGATACAATATTTCTGGGCATTTATCGAGTCAGTAAGTGCCAGAATAGGATGTCTTACTCCACAGGAATTTGTCCGGTTGTTCCCGATAACTAAGGAATATGATGGCGAAAAGTATGGCATGAAAGATTACTTTTATACTGCACAGAAGATTAAAGCGATGCCGGATGAACCTATTGGAGAGGAGAATGTAAGCGAATTTTTATTCAATTACTGCAATAGGGACATTGAAGAGTATATGGTTACTTGGATGGGAATTGTGAATAGACTGCATATGCTCAATGGCGGGCGAGACATAACACTTGAATTTTTTGAGGATATTGGGATGCCAGTACATACATTCCATGAGGAAGCAGGATATATGGTTAATGATGAAACAGGCGAGCAATTCAAAATCAAGAAATCTACTAAGAGGGCAAGAAAATTGTTTAGCGTGGTATCTGATTAGTAGGAGGTGCAATATGGATAGAACGGCATTAAAGGAACGTGAGAAAATTATTGAGTTAATGAGCAGCGAGGCGGACAATCAACCAATGGCAAGCCAGAGAGTAATAGAAGCACGAGATGTTCTTGATGATGCGCTAGAAGAATATATTGTTGCCGTGCAGGAAGATGCTTTTTACTGGGGATACATGACAGCTATGAAGCGGTGCGAGAAAGCTGGGGTGGTAAGATGACAGAAGTAGAGAGAATGACAGTGGAACTGTTAGAAGAAATGGATGATATGTCACCGGAGGATATTGAGAATTTCAGAAGGGAATGGTTTGAAAAGTTAGAGCCGGAGCAAATTCGCAATGAAAAGGTTGACGACTATGTTAATGCTGTGTGTGATGTGGCAATTAGCAGAGCAAAGAAGAGACTGGAAGTAGCATAAGGTAATTAGAGAGCTTGGAAACAGGCTCTCTTTTTATATATTATTTTAATAGGAAAGGAGGAATGACCGTGGCATACAGATTGTATATGGATGGCATTTTATTTCCCGTTACGCCGTCCAAGATCACCATGAAAATCAACGGCAAAAATGAAACGGTCACACTGATCAATGAGGGGGAAGCCAATATTTTAAAAAGCCCCGGGCTGACGGACGTGGATTTTGAGCTGCTGCTTCCGGCGGTGCAGTACCCGTTTGCGGTGTATCCGAACGGATTTCGCCCGGCAAAATACTATCTGGACAAGCTGGAAGCGCTGATGAGCGCCAAGAGTGCATTTCAGTATGTGGTCACGCGAACGGATGGAACAAATCAGCGTCTGTTTGATACCAGCATGAAGGTATCGATTGAAAGTTACGACATCGTGGAGGATGCGGGGGAAGGGCTGGACGTAACGGTAAAAGTAAAGCTCCGGCAGTACCGGGAATTCACAACCAAGGCGTGTACGATTGACATTTCGCTTCCGAAGCCGAGAGCTGCAATGCAGGCAGCAAGAGCGGCATCATCCAACGCGCCGTCCGGCGGGTCTTACACAGTGAAAAAGGGGGATTGCCTGTGGAAGATTGCAAAGCAGTATTATGGGAACGGAAGCAAGTGGGGAACGATTTACAATGCCAATAAGTCGGTGATCGGCGGGAATCCGAATCTGATCTATCCGGGGCAGGTACTTGCCATTCCGGCGGCGTAGGAGGGACATATGTACGAGTTATTGATACAGCATGATAGCACGGCGTATATGCCGCCTGTGAAAGAAGAGGTGAAGGTTACGACGGAGCGGCAGATCAGCCCCGGAGTGCTCGAATTCAGCTTTGTGGACACTGGAATCAATATTGGAAATGGTGATCCGGTTCGATTCAAGGATGCAGATGGAAAAGAAGTGTTCTATGGATTCATTTTTCGCATGAAACGTGACCGCAGCAATATTGTGACGATTACGGCATATGATCAGATCCGGTATCTGAAGAATAAGGATACGCTCGTATATGAGAATAAGACGGCGGATGGTGTGGTGGCGCTGATCGGTGAGAAGTATGGATTTAACATCGGTACACTTGCCAATACGGTGTGGGTGATCGCGTCGCGGGTGGAAGATAATGTGTCGCTGCTTGATATGATCAGTAATGCCCTGGATCAGACGTTGCAGAATACGGGGGATCTGTACATCCTGCACGACGACTTTGGCAAGCTGAATTTGTCTTTCCTCGGCGATATGTATGTGCCGATCATGATCGATGCAGAAACTGGCCAGAATTATGACTATGAGTCTTCCATCGATGAAAATACCTATAACCGGATCAAACTGGTTTATGACAATGAGGATGCCGGGAAGCGGGAGGTTTATATCGCACAGGATTCATCCAATATCAACAGGTGGGGGATTTTACAGTATTTTGATGCGCTACAAAAGGGAGAAAACGGGCAGGCAAAGGCGGACGCGTTATTACAGATTTACAATAAGGAGACGCGGACGCTGACAGTCAAGGATGCCGCCGGAGACTCACGTGTGCGCGGTGGATCGCTCGTCGTGGTGCAGCTTGATCTCGGTGACGTGAAGCTTCAGAATCTCATGTTGGTGGAAAAATGCGTTCACAAGTACGGCGAGAGCAAACACACAATGGATTTGACAGTATCGGGAGGTGATTTTAGTGCATGACGCAAATGATTTTGTCCGGGCGGTGCAGCAGGTATCGACGAATGCGAATGATGCCGGGTATCCGGCTACGGTGATGTCCGGGACGGTAACATCTTCCAGCCCTTTAAAAATCAAAATCGAACAGAGGTTTGAGATCAGCGGAAGCATGCTGATTCTGCCGGAACATTTGAAAGAACGTGAAATCAAGGTGACAGTAAAGCCGACGCATACCGAGGACGGCGGTACGCCGGAGCATAACCATGAATATGGCGGCGAATTAACGGTGACGGTACATAGCGGTCTGAGTATTGGTGACAGCGTGCAGGTGGTCCGGCAGCAGGGCGGGCAGAAATATCTTGTAATCGGGAAGGTGGTGTAAGCATGATACCGGTATCAAACCAGTTGAAAAACGTCGAAGTGGTAGAACAGCCGTCCCTCTGTCCGAGAATGATCGTGGAAAGTGAACGGATCATAGGGCAGTGCGATGATGTTGAAGCTATTAAGCAGGCGATCTATAACATTCTGAATACCGAGCGGTATCAGTATATTATTTTTTCGTGGGACTATGGTGTGGAACTTAAGGATCTGTTCGGAAAACCAATCGATTATGTTATGCCGGAGGTAGAGCGGCGCATCACGGAGGCTCTGGTGCAGGATGACAGGATTGATTCATGCGACAGTTTTGAGTTTGAGAAAAAGGGAAGAAAATTGCTGGTTACGTTCGTTGCACATACGAAATTTGGAAGCGTTCCAGCACAGAAGGAGGTGGATGTATAAGTGTACGAGGAGCAGACGTTTGATGCAATTATGCAGAGGATGCTTGAGCGCATTCCGGATACGCTGGATAAGAGAGAAAGCAGTCCTGTATATATGGCGCTTGCACCGGCGGCGGTCGAATTGGCATCATTGTATGTTGGATTTGATTGCATGCTGGCGGAGACATTCGGCGATACAGCATCGCGGGAGTACCTGATCCGGTTATGTGCGGATAGGGGTATCACACCCAAGACAGCTACTTATTCGGTACTGGAATTAGAGACGGATGTGGAGGTACCGGTCGGAACACGGTTTACCGGTGGGGATCACTTTTATAAGGTAACTGCAAGCGGACAGGTAACCTGTGAGCAGCCGGGGGCAGCCGGGAACGAATACCTGGGGGATGTTATCCCGGTGGAGTATGTGATGGGCCTCACGACGGCAAAACTTACGCGTGTGTTGATCTACGGAGAGGACGACGAGGATACCGAAACTCTTAGATTGCGGTATCAGGAATCTTTCAATGAACGGGCTTTTGCCGGGAATGCAAAGGACTATCATGACAAAACACTGGGAATAGCAGGAGTTGGCGCTGTTAAAGTGATCCGGGCATGGAATGGTCCGGGAACGGTCAAGCTTGTGATTTTAGACAGTGTTTTCGGAAAGGCAACGGATGTATTGATTCAGACGGTGCAGAAAGAATTTGACCCGAATAAAGACGGGCATGGCGATGGCCTTGCACCGATCGGGCACGCGGTGACAGTTGACACCGCATCCGAAGTCACTGTTAATATTGCGGCGACGATAACCTATGATAACGGGTATGACCTTAATACCTGCAAGACCCAGATCGAGACAGCCATAGAGGAGTATTTTGCCGGACTTAGAAAGAACTGGGAAAATCAGTCGAAACTGGTTGTGCGGATTGCGTCTATTGATGCAGCGATCATGGGCGTGAAGGGTGTGGTGGATGTGACCGGTACAACGCTTAACGGCGGGGGAAACGTCGAATTAACAGAATATGAGATCCCGGTGCTGGGGGTGGTTACTTATGGCTGATCGTTATATCAATCTTAAGGAACTGCTCCCTTTGTATTTGCAGGCGTATAAGGAACTTGCCGCACCTATGGATGCGGAAACACCGGAGTTCCAGATAATTGAGGCGGAACATAACAGGATCATTGCCAACCGCTATATCGTGACCTGCGATGAGGAGGGCATTGTTCGGTACGAGCAACTCATGGGAATCCAGCCCAAGGCAGATGATACGTTGGAAGACCGGATTTTCAGATGCATTACAAAGTGGAATGTGTGTCTGCCGTACAATTATGCTTTCCTCGATCAGAAGCTAAAGGAACTATGCGGAGCTGAATATACGCTGGATCTGGACATTGCCGGCCAGACCGTAACGGTTAAGGTGGGACTTGCGCAGAAGAATCAGTATGATGTGGTCGCGGAAATGCTGGAAGAGATAGTTCCATGCAACTTACAGTTGAATCTTTCTTTACTGTACAATCAGTACCAGGCGCTTAAACCATATCCACATATTATTCTGGCGCAGTTTACACATTGGGAATTGCGGAATTTGAGCATCCCCCGGAATTTAAGTGCTGCGGTAGAGAATATAGCGGCGTATGCAGTGGATGATCTGGCACGCTTCACAGTGGAAGAGGTTGCGGATATAGGAATCAGAAAGAAGGTATGAGATGAAACTTACGGATTTATTCAAATTCAAGCTGTTTGAGAGAAAAGACACTGCAGATCTGGCGGTGGTCAATGAGAACTTCCAGACGGCGGAGAGCGAGATTGACAAGCGGCTGCTCAAAACTGCGGTGCAGAACACGAACACAGTCACAGAAGCGGGATATGCACTGGATGCCAGACAGGCGAATCCGAATGTTAAGGGGTCGCTGGGCGCGTTGATTGATGTGCTAAACAAAGCTTTCACGCAACATAAGTGTTCAGACGATCATGATGGCAGATACTATACTGAAACAGAGATAAATAATTTGCTTGCAAAAAAAATAACTGCATCACAGTATGGTGCATACTTTATTGGTTTGCAAGGAGACTACTGGAATATAGTCACCGAAAATGGTGTTAAATTTGTAACATTGGTAAACGGATGCTGCATACTCACAAGTAACACTACGTGTGATATCCATTTAGACATTATGCTACGTGATAACTTTGGCATTTATGCCGGGTGTAGTCCCCACACACATATGTTTAATATGGAAAGCTTCAAATCAGCACTCAATATGTCAAAACTGACATTTGATCCCAATCAGACATCTGTCGAAGTGATCCTTTCAGCGAACGCCATTAACACTTATGATACGAAAGAATTATTTCTAGCGCAGAATCATTGGGGTGGAAATGAAAATTTTTCGGGGCTACGGTTTACGCAGGATGGACGCGTCACGCGAAAATACTGGAGCAGTGACGGAAAAATAGTGTGGGGCAATATGTTTGTATGCCAATCTGCGGACGAATTAGCGGCTGGAGCTCATAATGTTATGATGCACCAAGGAAATATATTCCGAGTTGATATTTATGGTGCAAAATATGCTTAAGCTATTTTACCCACAAACCTTGAGGAGATGTTTTATTTTAACAACAAAAAATGCCGTATTTATGCGACTTTAGGTGTTTTGCAAACGCCTAATTATATTTAACGAAAAAGGAGAAATTTATGAAACTAAAAACATCAAAAGACACTTACGAAATTGTAAGAGCAAACCATGAAAACGGAAAATTGAATATTGTATTTGAAAATCAGTCCTGCGAAGCTTTGCAGGATATTTTTTCGGCCAAAAATGATCTGGCACGATTGGAGATTTATGACCATGATGAGCGGATCAGCATTATCACGGAGTATGTGGTGCTTGAACGTGTGGTGCTTGAGGATAATCATGCGACGGTAGTTCTGGGGAGAGAAAGTGATGACTATTCGCGGCGTGTCACGGATCTGGCATCAAAACTGGCGGAGACATCGGCAACCGCATCGGAGATGGCGGAAACAGTTACCGCGACAAATAAGACGGTTAATGGAAATACAACCGATATTCAGAAGCTTGCTGCCGACATGGATTATCTGGCTATGCAGATGGAGGTGACATTGGATGAGTAAACATTATGAAAAGGTAAAAGGGTATTATGACAAGAATCTTTGGAGCAAAACCCGTGTGTACAATGCGGTAGGAAAGTGGATCACAGCCGCGGAATATGAGGAGATCACCGGGGAGACATATGAGGTACCGGCGAAGAAAAGTGCCGAGGAAGATACAACTATGATGTAGGAGGAGAATCATGAAACAGACGGAGAATTATGGCTTTAACGTACCGGAGGAACATGAATTTTATGATGTTGCAGCGCAGAACGAGAACTGGGAGAAGTTAGATGCGGCTTTAACACAAATCGAGAGCCGGCTGCAGAAAATTGAAGAAGCAAAACAGTAACAGAACCATAGTCATAGCGCCGAATAATTGATCTTTGTGATCGAACGTTCGGCGCTATTCAGTTGGCACAAACCTGCATAAGCAGTGTTTTATACTTATTATAAAGAAAGAGAGGAAATGATATGGAATCAATCATCACAGCACTTATAACAGGCGGACTGACGCTGATCGGCACTGTAATGACGGTCAGCAGTGGTCAGAAAAAGACGGACCACAAACTTGAGATGGCGCAGGCGGTTACGGACTGCAAGTTGGACGAGCTTACCAGAGAGGTAAGGATGCACAACAACTTCGCGCAGCGTGTGCCGGTCATTGAGGAACAGGTAAAAGTTATCAATCACCGCATTGCGGACTTAGAGGAGGGAAAGTAGTATGTTGAAAAATTGTGTACTCAGAGTATCAGTAGACACGCAGAAATGGGCGAAAGCCGCGGGCATCAGAGCGCTTAAGACGATGGCGCAGACTGCGGTTGCAGTAATCGGTACCGGAGCAGTAATCTCGGCAGTAGACTGGAAGATGGTAGTATCATCCGCGATTGTGGCGGGTGTTGTGTCGCTGCTCACGTCTGTTGCCGGAATTCCGGAAGTGGAGGGATAAATTTATGGCAAATAAGAGAATTGGACAGGCAGGACTTGCCCTTATCAAGCAGTACGAGGGATGCAGACTGGCAGCATACCGGTGCGCCGCCGGTGTATGGACCATCGGGTACGGTCACACGGCTGGCGTACATAGTGGCATGACGATCACACAGGCGCAGGCGGACGCATACCTGCAGCAGGACATTGCAAAGTTCGAGGGATACGTCAACAATCCCGCATACGTTCCGATCACGGAGCAGCTCAACCAGAATCAGTTTGATGCGCTGGTCAGCTTTGCCTTTAACCTGGGAGCCGGGAATCTCCGGAAGCTTTGCAAGGGCAGAACAGCGGCGCAGATCGCACAGGCAATGACACAGTATTGCAAAGCCAACGGCAAGGTGCTGGCAGGATTAAAGCGGCGCCGGGCGGCAGAGCAGGCATTGTTTAACAAGCCGGTAAGCGCGGCACCGGCACAGAATCAGAATACGGAGGATTACAACATGAAGACGATCAAAAAGGGTAGCAAAGGCAACGCGGTAAAGGTATGGCAGATCATCATCGGCGCGGCGGCGGACGGCATCTTCGGCAGCGGCACGGAATCGGCAACCAAGACCTGGCAGAGCAAGCACGGGCTGGCGGCGGATGGAATTGTCGGTAAGATGAGCTGGAAAGCAGGACTGGAAGCACTGTAAGAGTATGACCGGCGGGAGAAATCCTGCCGGTTTTACTCTGAACTGGTTTCGTGTCATCTTTCGTGTCATACTGTGTCATATTTTCAATGATTTTAATGTGTTTTAAACAGAGATTATATTATTAAAAAACACCTTGGAAGATTGCAAAATCAGCGCTTTTTGATAAAAATGCCGTAAATGCTTAATCAGCGGAAAAACATATTAAACGGGTTCGATTCCCGTCTGGTCCATCTTAAAAAGCGCCATGTAGGGCGCTTTTTTTATGGGAAAATGCGGAATCTTTACATCTCCCTGACTTGCAATTCACACTGCCATTTCCTATAATAAGAGCAAAATCACAGCAGAAACGGAAGAGATGAGGATCGAAGAATGTCTGTAGAGAAGAGACAAAAAGAACAGGAAAAGACCTCCATGGTCGTGGAGGGATTTTTATTTGCAAATGAGGCGGAAGCCGCGCAGGCGAGAAAAGAGGCGGAGGGCGTGAAATACGTCAAGGAGAAAGCCCAGATGGACGACCCTGAGATGGTACTCCGCATTTATAATAAAATGATACAGCAGCGGCTGTTTGACACGGCAGTCGGCTATTCTTATCTGAAGGATCTGCAGGAG